GACACTTGCGTCCAGAACTCAAAGCTTCAATATCCAATCGAATACAATTCTTCTGGAAAGCATCACGTAGGTCATATATATTTTTTCCTACTAGACTTGTCGAAGCCAGTGGCATGTCAAAATTGGTCAACTCAACGGTTGATGTATACCAGACATTCTGAGATTCCTCTTTAGCCAACTGTGATTCAACGCTACCGTAAATGTTGCCTTGTGGTTCTAAATCACCATCTTCCACAACGGACTCTAAAAACCGTTTCACAACACGTTTTTTCTGCCCATCAAAGTCAACTTCTACATATTCTTCATTATCTAAGTCTTCAATGATAGAATACAAATATTTCTTGGCGACACGTTTTTTGTGACCGTCTAAGACTACTTCCATGTATTCTTCTTTTTCCACAATATTATTTGTAGTTTTAGTTTCACGAAATAGATACTGTTTAGATAACAAAAATCCTGACAAAGCGAAACCAACAAGTGATAACATCATAAGAGTATTCTTTTTGACGGTGGTAAATTGTGGTGTATTGAAATAACCCATCATCTGCACCTGTTGCTCCCTTGTTAAAAAAGGTAAACATATCTTAATGGTGGCGTAACGCACGATACGTTTTTTCAACATTGGTTTACATAGTGTTTTAACAAACTTAAAACTATATAACCAAAGAATAAATGTGACCATCCAATATACAAACCAATCTAAAAATGCATCAGCACTTTTACTTTCAGATTGTAAGGAACACTCACACATAGTTGAAACATTCATACAGCACGGGCACACTGAAATTTCTTTCATAAAGTCATCACACGTCATACTTTTATCTTGATTACTTTCATGATCACGTGCAGCTTGTCCATAAAATTTTAGGAACTCCATAACGTCATCATATATGTGGACTGTTTCTAACTTCGCCCAATCTCGGTTACCTTGATTGACGGGAATCAGTTTTTGGACTGTTATAACCCAAAAGTTAGGATAACCCGTGTGTTCTACTGGTAACTTAGTGGGATCGATGAACCTACCATTTTCATGTAAATATTCAGCTTTAGGCTGAACATGCACAATAAATGGCAGACGACGTCTCACAGCTAGGGGACAATGAAAATATTCATGGGCGTTCAAATCAGCGGCATTGGTTGTTGCTACTACTAAACGTGCCATAACAGGTGTTTTTCCTTTATCTTCAAGAGCTGCTTGAGCTGGCACATATGGCACATT